TACAAAGCCAACGGAGTAAATTATGCCTTTAGTAAAAATAAATGGATTAGGAGTTGGAACTGGTCAAGATTTATCATTAGCTGATAATGATAAGATTAAACTTGGTGATAGTGGTGATTTAGAAATATATCACGATGGTAATTCAAGAATTACAGACGTTGGTACTGGTAAGCTACAAATTGAAACTGATGGTACAGATATAGCTTTACAAAAAGGTGCTACAGAATATATGGCAAGGTTTTATACCGATGGAGCAGTAGAACTTTACAATGATAATACTAAAAGATTTGAAACACAATCTGATGGCTGTAAAACAACTGGAGTTCATAGAGTAAATGCAGATGCTTCAAATGCTTATGCCTTATCTGTAGTAAATGATGGAAATAACCCTAATAGATATGGTATTTCTATACAAACTGGTGAAGATACACCTAGTACTGTAAATTATCTTATGGGTTTTCAAGATGGTAATGGAAATAGTGTAGGAAGTATAACTTTTAATAATGCAGGTCAAACTCAATTCAATAATACATCTGATTATAGATTAAAAGAAAATGTTACAGAAGATTGGAATGCAACAACAAGACTTAAGCAACTAAAGCCTTGTAGATTCAATTTTATAAAATATCCAAACGTAACAGTTGATGGTTTTATTGCACATGAAGCACAAGAAGTTGTACCAGAAGCTGTTGTTGGAGAAAAAGATGCAGTTGATGAAGATGGCAACCCTATATATCAAGGTATAGACCAATCTAAACTTGTACCTTTATTAGTTAAAACCATACAAGAATTAGAAGCTAGAATCACAGCATTGGAGAATGCTTAATGGATGGTTGGAAAACAACTATCAAAACAGTAAAAGATAAATATCCAAAAGGGTAGCTATGGAAGTTGATGGTGCTATTATTTGGAATGTAATATTAACATTAATTATAATGCCATTTGCTTGGGCATTTAATAAGATGTTTACAGAAGTAAAACGATTACAAATACTTCTAAATAAAACAAGAGAAGAATACGCAACAAGACAAGACTTGCGTGATACATCTGGTCGTGTGATGGAAGCCTTGCATAGACTAGAAGATAAGATAGATAAGGTTCTGAATGTGAGGTGACACTGTGCTAGAAATGCTAATGATAGCGAATAGTGCTTTTGCAGTCATCAAACAAACACTCGAAAATGGTAAAGATATAGCCTCAGCAGGTAATGCGATAAGTCGTTTTGTGAGTGCTGAGGATCAGCTACAGAAAGATCTTCATAGAAAACGTAATAGTATCTGGACTAATTTATTAGGCAAGACTGACAATGATCTTGAAGAGTTTATGGCACTGGAGCAGATACGAGTTAAACATGATAAGCTACGAGAGTATATGCAACTATATGGTAGAGCAGGGTTGTGGACTGACTACCAAGCATACTGCGCTGAAGCTAGGAAAGCTAGAAGAGAAGCCGCAGAAAAAGCTAAGAAACGAAGAGAAGAAATCAAAGAACTAGTTTTAAAAATTATTTTAATTATACTAATAACTACTTTACTTGCAGGTGTAGTAACTGTACTTGCAATAGCTAAGAAGAAAGGTATCATATGACTGCATTTATGTTGGCTTGTTATCTTAATGGTGTGGCACAAGGAGCAATTTATTTTAGAAATGTTGCTGACTGCACATTCTATACAGAGTATTTAAGTAATCAAACATATGATAGTGCTACTGGTGAGAATATGGAATACAAATGTATTTGTAAACTTGTACCACGAGTAGACGAAAAGAAAGTGAGGGTATACTAATGATACAAGCATTGATTGGTCCTGCTACAAAATTACTTGGTAAATTTATAGAGGACAAAGATACTAAGAATAAACTTGCACATGAGTTAGCTACTATGGCTGAACGTCATGCACAAGAACTTGCTAAGTCACAGATAGAAGTTAACAAAGCTGAAGCACAATCAAGACATTGGTTTGTTGCATCATGGAGACCTTTTATTGGTTGGACTTGTGGCATTGCTTTGATGTGGCACTTTGTCCTGTCACAGTTTATTTTATTCTTTGCTACCATGTTTGGTTTTTCTTTACCTGCTTTGCCTGAATTTGATATGGGATCTTTAATGACTGTACTGATGGGTATGCTTGGCTTGGGTGGACTCCGTACATTTGAAAAGTATAAAGGTATGACTAAATGAACATAGAATTATTACGAGAACAACTAAAACGAGATGAAGGCTGTGTTAATTCTGTGTATCTCGATCATTTAAATTTACCTACTGTTGGCATAGGACACCTTGTCACTGAATGGGATCAAGAATATGGTAAGCCAGTAGGCACAGAAGTATCTGACGAGAGATTA